GAAAGGAATGGAAAACGACCGGGGGCGTTCTTGACGCTCTTCTCCCGATCATACCCTGTTTATAGCACCGATCTGTTGCATGTGTCGAATACAAAAGTGTTGCAACACTTTGGAATCACGCCGCATTCAGCCGCGCCGCGATCTTGGTGAGCGCCAACTGCCAACGCCGCCACGCTGTTGTGCGATCGCATCCCAGCTCGCCGCTGATCTGTTTCCACGGCACGCGGGCCGCGCGAGACCAAATCAGCTTGCGCTCTGCCGTCTCGATCCAGAGGACCCAATCGAAGGTCTGCTCGAGCCGCGTGATGGCAGCGGGTGATGGCCTGACCCGCATAGGCTCTGGCTCCATCGCGGCAATCTCGCGGCTGGTCCGCACGATATCCGGCCAGGCGGTGAAATATCCCCTCGCCTTGACCGGCGGGAGCTTGCGCAGGGTGCGAAATGCCTCCTCGAAATGCTCTGCGACATCATCGGCGGTCCAGTTACGTTCAGCCATGGCGCACCTCCTCCGTGGGCCGTGGCCCGTAAAGCCTGGTCCCCAGCTGTTCGACCAGTTCACGCTCCGGCCAGGTCAGACGGTGATCATCGATGTTAACGGCCAGCACACCCAGTTCCCGCCAACCATCGCGTTTGATGCGGTCGGGCTCGCGGCGCTGGCCGCCGTAGCCGTGTGGATACCACCTCATGCGACACCTCCCCTGGTTTCAATCGCCCAGAGCAGGATGGCGATCGCGTCAGCCTCATTATCGTCGACGGGGCTGAACCCTCGGTCCCGGGCAGCGGTGATCATCGCCTCCTTGTTCGCGTTGCCCTTGCCGGTGGCATGTTTTTTGATCGTGCCGACGGGGACGCCCTGATACGGGACGCCTCGCAGCTCGGCCCAACTGGTCAGGCTGGCCATCAGGCCGCCGAAGACATGCGCTGCGTCGGTGCCCACGTGGCGGCGCACCTCTTCGAAATAAATCGCTTCGATCGGTCCGGACAAACGGTCGATCTCGGTCAGCCAATTTGTGAACCGCAAATAGCGCATGCCACCACCGTCAAAGCGACCGGGGCGGAACGACACTGTGCCGCTGGTGATCAGACCGTCGGCGCCGTGCAGCGCCCAGCCGGTGGTGGTGCCCAGATCGAGGCCGAGGATCGCGCGGCCCATCTCAGGCGGCTCGGGTATTTCGGGGATTGCGCCTACGGTGGCGCTGGTCAGAGTCAGGTCAGCCATGGGTGGTCTCCTTTTTTGGGTGGCTACTCGGGTGGAAGACGACGGCGGTCATGTGCTTGGCGGTACCGGCCGCCGTCGTCGGATTGGACTGTCCAGGGAATGTCAGGACCCGCACGCGCGGATACCCCGCTACGTATGGGATGGGGGCCAAACCTGCTGGTTGGCCCCCCATACGTAGTATGGGGGCTTTCCATGCTAACTCCTCTTCTTCGGATAAGCTTCTGATAACTATAGACAAATGAGAGGTTTGGAGGAGTTGGGGAGGAGTTAGGCCACTAACTCCTCGTCCTCGATAAGCTATTGATTTCATTGAACCAGGAGTTTGTGAGGACATAGGAGTTAGGCCTCACTCTTAGGAGTTAGTGACGCGCTTTTGCCGCCCGCGCCCGTCTCGGGGTAGACCCAGACGGAGGGGTTTTCGACGTCCATGCAGACGCCCGAAAGTTGGCATTTGTAGTGACTGGGCAGCACCGGAACGGCGGTCTCGCGGATTTCCCCGGTCTCGGGGTCCACATGCTCCTCTGGGCGGAAGTGCATGCCCTTGACGCAGAGATAGCCAAATCGCGACCGGACCTTTGGGTATCCAAATTTCGCGCCATCGCGCAGGAATTTGATGTGACCCTTCGTGGCGAGGACACTGAGGCGCTCCCTTATGGTGAATTTGCTGCCAAGGCCGCTCTTGTTTTCGAATGCCTCGGCAAATTGCATGGTGGTGTAGAGACGCCCCGCGACCGCTTCCTCGAAAAGGATATCGAGGATCACGTCTCGCTTTCGATCCCGCTCGGCATCTTGCTTCGCGCCCACTTCCTGACGCACCAGCCGCTCATTCATCGGGTTGAGTTCCACCCACAGGCCATCGACCTTGTCGATCAGCTTTGAGGGCAGCGCCGGGCCATTGCGCAGCTCGATCTCCAGCTTTCGCTCGGACGCTTCCTCATCTGGCCGGTGCAGGATCAGCCCCGAGGTATAAAACCCGCGCAGCGCGCTGGCACCGGAAAGCGCGAGGAAGGGATCGTCTTTCACCTGCTGCTTGCTGAGTTTCTTGGTGTGGTGGATCAGAATGACCCCGCAGTCGGGGTCGATATGGTCGCGCAGCACCTCCACCCGTTCCTTCAGAAAGAACATCATCGCGGTGTTGTCGTTCTCGCCGCCGCCATCGGGCCCGCCGTCAAACAGGTTGCGGATCGGATCGACGCAGAGGATGTCCACTGACGCATCCGGGAAGGCCGTCTGGACAGCGCGCGCCACCCGTACGCTACCCTCGTTGTCGAGCAGCATCTTCAATTTCGGGGTGGCGACGAAGGTATCGCGGGCGGCGGCCAGAACCTCTCGCGGCAGCGCAATCTGCTTCAGCCGCTCGCGCAGGTAGTGATACTGGATCTCGGCTTGCAGGTAGAAAATGCGCAGGGGCCGTGGCGGCGTGAAGCCGAGAAACGGCACGCCGGCCGCCATGTGCACGAGCCAGGAGATCAGCAGGTCGCTCTTGCCCACTTTCGGCGCGCCACCCAGCACCAAGAGCCCGCCCGGCGTCAGCACGCGCGGCGCAATGATGTCCTCGGGCATCGGGCTTTGGTCGTCCAGCAGTGCACCCAATGTGAATGCGGGCATCTCATCCGGCCCCGGTGCGCCGGAATCCAGCCGGATCAGCGGTGGCCCGTATTTATCGACATGGCGCTCCCAGAGGCGCTCGGACTCGCGCTTGAGCCGCTCGACTGGCCATTGCGGCCGCAGCATCGCGGCATTGTAGCCGCAGATGCCCTCCCAGCCCTCGTCCTTGCTCAGCCGGCCCTCGTGGACCATGCGGATGAAATACCCGATTGCGGCCGACGCGCCCTCGAAGCGGGACCAGTCGTCCTGCGCCCCCTCGCGCACCGGCGTGACCAGAACATCGTCCACCGCCGGTTTGTCCGTGTGGCTGAACTCAGGCTGCAATGAGATGCCGGGTGCCGGCGGCATGTCGGTGACAGCTTCGGTAAACTCGGTCAAATCACGCTCGAGGTCGGGGTTCAACTCGACGATCCGGACCAGTGTCTTGAGGCTGTTCTTGTAATAGACGCTGCCTGCCACCCGGATTGGCTGGTGGGCCGAGCGGAAATGCATGTCCCCGCCGACCTTGGCGGCAATGTCACCGCGCAGACGACACACGCGGGCGATGTCGTCACCTTCCGCGGGTTCGGTCAATCTCCACCAGATATGCGCCTTTTGCTGGCCATCTGGCGTTACACCACCGCTTTCCACCACCATGGTCGGTGCACCGAGATGGCGCTCGAGATGGGCGCGCTTGGCCGCGATATCGCCGGTGTCGAGATCAACAACCACGGTCTGCATCTGCAGGACTTCAGCAGCCTTCGCCTGGCCGGTCGCGGCCACGGTGCCGGGAATCACATAGACCGCTGCGCCCTCGCGCGAGGCCCATGTAGCGAAGGTTGCCATCTTTTCGGGCGCGGCCTGATCCGCCTCGAGCCAGATGTTGTGCGGGCGCCCATCGATGCCCTGACCCTTGTCAATGAAACTGCGCACCGGGACCAGCCCGTCGCAGTAACCAAAGGCCACCTGCATGAACTGGGCGATCTGCTCGGGATCGGGTTCGTCGCCGAAAACGTCGACCTGCGGGGCGGCATCATTGAAATCCCGCCACGGATTGAAATGGACGATGTTTTCCTTGGGTCCATCAGCCGGTGCGTCATCTGGCATGGCTTGGTCCTGCTCGGAATTCGGCTTGTCAGTGGGCTCATCCGTCATGTGCTCTCCTCCCAGCACCGAGCCGCAAAAGCGCAGAACCGGCACTCAAAGAACTCGGGGTTGGCGGCGATGCGGGGCAGCAACTCACCGGCGTCGGTGGCCTGCAGGATCCGCACCGCGCGATCGGACATGCGTTGCGCCAGGTCGCCGTCAAAGGGCACCAATTCATGGTGCAATTCGGCCGTGTCCTTGTTGATCGCGGTAAATAACGCCGGGGCCGCTGAAATCCCCGGTACTGACGGCTCCATGTAAGCTTGGTAGGTCGCGATCTGGGCGGCATAGACGGGTTTGGATGCCGTCACCCCGTGCTTGACACAGGCGCGCCAGTTCTTCGCGTTCATGGTCTTGCACTCCCAGAGCGCCGGGGTGCGCAGCCCCAGTGACGCCGGAGCGGAAGCGATGATCCCGTCGACGTGACCGCGGATGCGGCCGCCCGCGACGGAAAAGCCAAACTGACGGTGCGACCGCGGCGAGCCGTCATCGCGCTTTTCGGTCACCAGATCGATCCCGGCCGCGCGCAGCCAGCGGATCGCCAGATCCTCAAGCTGGTGTCCTATGGCGAAGATCCGAAGCGTATGCCCGCTGAAATCCGCACCCTCATCCTTCGGCGCACCGGCAAACTCGAATTGCAGCGCACGTTCGCAGGCATGGCCCAAACGTGAAGCGCCGAGATAGGTCCGAGGCGGCGTCGCCTCACGTTCGTCGATCAGCGCGGCGTCGACCAGAGCGTTGATCCGCTCGGAGGTGGACGGTCGATGGTTGAAGTCCAACGTCAAAACGGCACCTCCGCAGATTTGGCAATCCGCGACATCTCTGAGCCATAGCCCTCCAGAACCTCCCCGATCAGGAAAGTAACCTCGGTGGCATCCAGATCGCAGAGGCGTTTGGTCCAGCCGATTTCATCGATGGCGACTCCAACGCGTTTCATGACACCCGCGATGGCGAGCTGTTCCTCTTCGGTCATTCCCTGCATCTTTAGACCTTTCTTATGACGGGCCGCGAACCAGCCCTGGCACTGCAACGAGCAGAACCAGCGGTATTCGCGTGGGCGGGGTTTGTTGGGGTTGAAAAAGCCGTAGCCCTGAGCCGGGCGCAGGCAGACGGCGCACGGTATGAAGCGCGGATGCCAGTGTCGAAGACGCTCCGGGCAATCCGCAACCGGTGAGCCGGAACTGAGAACGATCTGGGGGACCGTTCTCCCGGCGAACGGCGGGGATGGAA